CCACGGACAGGCTATATGAGCTGGACAAAGGGCTGAGAAACACCGCCGCACAGGGGCAGCAGCGGTTTGGTCTGGAAACGGCGCGCGATCAGGCACGCCAGATGGTCTCCTCCCTGACCGAGCAGCTTCACGCCGAGCAGCGAAAAACCGACGAAAAACAGAAGCAGTCAAACCTTGAGCGCAGCTCGCTTCAGAATCAGCAGCACTTCCAGTCGATTTCAGACGCGGGTCAGAGCAAGGAAGAGCAAAGAACGCAGGAGTACCAGCGTCTTAATCAGTACATCGCCGAACGCCGCCGGCTTAATCAGGCGCTGAGCGACGATGAAATTGCCCAGATTAAAAAGGGTATTGAAGAGAAATATAAAGATCCGAAAACGCCCAAAGCGAAAGCGATCACCACCTCGGCGGGGGACAAGGCGACGGATAATGCGCAGGGTGAGCTGATGACCCTGCAGGCCCAGCTCAAAGTCCTGCAGCAGCACACCAGCGTGAACGACGTTATCAGCCAGCAGCGCAAAGATCTGTGGCAGACGGAGAATCAGTATACGGTGTTGGAGCAGGCGGCCAGCACCCGCCAGCTGTCCGCGCAGGAAAAGTCCCTGCTGGCGCATAAAGAAGAAACGCTGGAGTACAAACGGCAGCTGGCGGCGATAGGGGATAAAGTCGCGGCCCAGCAGCGTCTGAATGCGCTCTCCGACCAGGCCGATAAGTTTGCGCTGCAGCAGTCGGCAAAGCGCGCTGCGCTGGAGGCTCAGGCGGATGGCGTTTCATCAAAACAGGCGGACAGGGCCGCGACGCTGCAGCGTCTGCAGGAAACCTATGCATTCAATCCGGACGCTCAGAAACGGGTATTGCAGGAGCAGCAGGCAACGTATGCGGCAGAGGACGCGCTGCGGTCGAACTGGGTGGCGGGCGCGAAACAGGGCTGGGCCGAATACGCCGAATCTGCAACCGATGTATTCACTTCGGTGCAACAGGTGGCGCAGGCGGGATTCAACGGCCTTGCTGACAGCCTGACAAGCCTGACGACCACCGGTAAAGCCAGCTTTCGGGATTTCTCAACGTCGATTTTAAAAATGATCGCTCAGATCATTAACCGGCTAATCGTCGCCTATACCGTCCAGTCTGCGTTGGGTTGGATAAGCGGCAGCGCCTCCTCCTCTTCGTCAAACACATCGTTCTCATCAGGGGCCTACAGTAATTTGCAGCTGGCTTATAACGGCGGCTATATCCGCGAGTTTGACGTGGGCGGCTACACCGGGCACGGCGGTAAGTATGAGCCCAAAGGCATCGTTCACGGCGGGGAGTTCGTTTTCACCAAGGAGGCGACCAGCCGTTTGGGCGTGGCTAATCTTTATCGCCTGATGAAGGGATACGCCACGGGAGGGTACGTGGGTTCCGGCGGGGTGGCGGGCAGGTTCGGCGCGACCGACATCAGCGTTTACGCCCCGGTGACCATCGGCGAGCAGTCTTCATCGAATGACGTCAGCAGCAGCGATACGGCAAACACCGCCAAACAGCTGCAGGGCATTGTTCAGCAGACAATATCGGACAGGCTCAGGAAGGAAATGGCTCCCGGCGGCCTGCTGTATAAAAAATAATTCCGCATGACGCATTCTGTAATTTTGGGAGAAGTGATGCCTACAGACACCTTTACCTGGCGAACGCAGAAAAGCGCCCAGGGTACCGACACGGTCAGAACGCTACAAGCGCAGTTCGGCGACGGCTACAAGCAGGTTGCCGCCAGCGGCATCAATGCCAAAGCGGAAACGTGGAATCTGAGCTGGACGGGAAAAAAAACGGAGGCGTCGGCGATCCGTCAATTTCTTCTGAGCCACGTGATTTCATCCTTCTGGTGGACGACTCCGTGGGGAGAGCGGCTCCTCTGGCGGGTAAAGTCTGATTCAGTGTCGGTCAGCTTTCCCGCAGGAGACAAGGCGACGCTGAGTTTTACTTTCGAGCAGGCGTTTGCGCCTTAAAACCACCACAACTATCTGAGGCTGCCTCTGGGTGGCTTTTTTTATTTGGAGATATCATGAGCTTTACTCAGGACGTGCAGGCGCTTGAGCCGGGGCAACTGATCCAGCTGATAGAAATCGACGGTTCTGCGTTTGGTTTCGACACCGTACTGCGCTTTCATGCACACAATATCGACTCTGCCGGCTGGAATTCTTTTGCCGCTGATAATCTGCCGTCAATCATTTGGCAGGGTAATGAATACGATCCGCACCCCTATGAGTTAACCGGTCTGGAGCTATCCAGCACGGGGTCGCAGCCTACGCCAACGCTTTCGGTGGGTAACGTGGGCAACTACGTCACGGCGCTGTGCCTGCAGTACGACGACATGGTGAAGGCGAAAGTCAAAGTGCACACCACGCTGGCCAAATATCTTGATGCCGCGAACTGGACAGCGGGCAACCCGACTGCCAGCCCGATTGATGAACGCGTTCAGCTTTACTACATCAACGCCAAAAAAGCCGAGACGCGGATTCAGGTAGACTTCGAGCTGTGTTCGCCGTTCGACGTTCAAAGCCTGCAGTTGCCGACCCGCCAGATAACCCCGGTGTGCACCTGGTGCATGCGTGGATGGTATCGAACGGGGACCGGCTGCGATTACAACGGCACCAATTACTTTCTGAAAGACGGCACGCCCACGAGCAATCCCGCGCTGGATGTGTGCGGCGGCCGGATGTCGGATTGCAAGTTGCGGTTTGGTACCGAAAACCCGCTACCCTTTGGCGGCTTCCCGGCGGCCAATCTGCAGGGGAAATAATTATGCGTGAAAAACTCATCAGCGAAATCCGCGCGCACGTGGCCGCTGAATATCCGAACGAAGCCTGCGGGCTGATCGTCGAAACCGGTACCGGCCAGCGTTTTATTCCCTGTCGCAACATCGCCGAAAACGCAGCTGAAACCT